CCGTAGGTATGTCGTCCCGCTCACAGGCTCATATGGCACGTTTGGCCATGCAATATCGTAGCTACCCGTCAGGGTTTCTAGTCTGTCATCCAAAGCGGCCTGCATGTCGTTGAAGAATGTACTCATCTTAGCTTGCTCAGTAATAACTGGATATTTCTGCGTAGCATACCTTGTGGTGCTTGCTTACTCCAACCTTCTTCAATTCTTCTGGCATACGGTAAGTTATTGGTAAACCAGAAAATATCGCCGATCTTCAACTTGTCGAGCGTTGCTGATGCATCTGCGTTAGCAGTACCACTGTCAGTGGTTTGCAGTCTTGTTGTCGGTGTCATCTCTGGCACATTCAGGCTCGACTGCCAGTTTCCGCGCAACCTGCCGGTATCAACTGGCGTTTCCCTGATTACTCGACGAGTAAATCCAAGCAATGTGCCTCGAATGGTTTTCTCGTGAAACTTGGAAAAGTTCACCGATGCGCGAATCAAATCGTCTCCAACACTCATGCGCGCACCTGCAAGTTGACACTCAACAATGTACCGGCCGGTTTGTTTTCCGATATGGAAATCACCCGATAGTCTTTGCTGTCGATAGATACTGTATCGTTTACTTGATACTCGTGCGGCTCGGACAAAACACGACGATCACCTTGTAGGATCGTGCCGCCATTCACCTCTGTCTCACTGTAATCGAACACACAACCATACTTCTGGAAGGTCGATGTTGTATCGCTCGTAGTTCCAGTGGCAGAGTCATACGCACCTTTCGTAGTGCGGGTGTAAGTTAACTGTCTGCCAAACTTCGTAATGAGCGTAGTGGCAGATGCAGATAAAGGTGAATAATTGAAACTCATACTCGTAATACCTGAAACGCAGGCATGACGATCTTGTTCAAAGCGTATTGTAAGGCCGGTGTGATTTTCCGGTTTGCGCTATTTTCAGCGTACTGGACTTCGACATCACCAACTTTCTCACGAATCGTTTTTCGATCCTGCACTTCAAGTTCGCTATTGCCTGCCGCTTCGACAACCACAGCCTCGTAGACAGCCAGTTTAACTGGTGGCGGTATCTCGGTCGCATCAGCATAGTAACCATCGATCAGAGCCTCTGTACGCGGCCACTGTAACGGCTGATTTTCGTTTGCCTTGTTACCGATAAACTGTAAACGCTCGAAATAGTCCATCGCGCGATATATTTGTGCCGTGACTGCGCTGTCATCACCATAAGTGATACCACGATCATCAGCCCAAGCCTTGAACTCAGCCAGAGTGATGTAAGTGTTTGCGCCCGCTACAACCGAACCATCTTCAACAACCAGTGCCATGATTAAGCCTCTTTGAATCCGCCAGATTTATATGCAGGCATCATCGACGGGTGAACATACGCGATACGGCCTTGCTCATTAACCATCTTGACTACGCCTTCAGGGTTTTGCTTAGTCTCTACGACCTTTTCCTGATCTTGCTTTTCAGGTTGTTTCTTTGGCATGTCACGCTTCCGTATAACCAAGTGCTTGATATTCGCTGATCTTGGATGATGGAACATTCATCATATTGCCTTTGCGATTCTTCATCAGAACCAATACCTCAGGCTTCTTGTCAGCTTTCGGAGCGGCAGTTTTCTTAGCAACCGGCTTCTTAGCAGGCGGCTTTTTTGCCGTAGTCTTCTTTGCTTCTGTCATAAGTCATTCCTTCTTAGTGAAACCTACTCAAATCGAACCAGCACGAGATGAATAGGCTTCAGTAAAAACGGGGCTTTCGCCCCGCTCTATACGACATTAGCCAAGTAACGTAGCGATGAAATCACCTTTCCACGCCTTGACACCCCATGATGCCGCAACCTCGATCATGGTCTTACGATATCCCTTGTACACACGTACTTCGAATACCAGACCTGATACTGGGTCTTGAACAGTCATAGCGTCATCTGCTGAATCGCCGCCTTCTGGCACTGCAGGCGCACGAACCGCCAACTCAAGTGCACGACGATGGAATGCGATGTTCGCAGTGTAGCTGTTACCAACAGTGATCGCCGCATCATCAGCAACGGCAGTCCGCAGACCTGTTGCGTTCAATGCGATGGTTCCTGCACCGTCACCGGCAAAGCCAGTGCCAACAACGTACTTGTTAGTGTCGCCGTTGAAAGTGATTACGTCACCTGCGAGCAATGTTCCAGTACCGCCATCAACTGCGATAGAAGTATCGCCGATAGCCGCAGAAGCATCGTTCAAGAGGTAGCTGTCGCCAGTACCCTTCGTGTGTGACTGAATCTGTGCAGACTCACGAATGCCAAGACCTTGAAGGTCAAGCAAGATGCCCTGACGCAGAAGATCAGTGCCACCGGCAGTGTTTGCCTGTTGCAATGAAGCCAACTGACGCAGGTTAGTTGATGCCAAAGTGTTCAGGACGAGTGATACCTGTCCGTCATTTGGTGGCATACCGTTGTCTACAAGAATCTGACGAATCTCAGCAACTTCAGAGAAGTTTGATCCGAAAGGTGTAGTTCCAGCAGTACCAAACGCACGCGAAGCATTCTTGTACGCTTCTTCAGCGAGGTCAGCTTCCATTTCGTTTGTCAGTGTACGCATCGCCTGAGCGATCTGGTCACCGTATACAGTTTCAAAGCCGATACCGTTGTTCAAGCTCAGGATGTCTTCGCCTGTGTATGGGATTTGCACTGCACGAGCATTCGTCATGCTCAGAGTCTTGTTGTCAACAGTCTGATCTGTTCCTTCAGGAATAGTCATTGCTTCTGTGACATCGACAGCGGCCGCTTCACGAGTGAATGAAGCACGAACTACGTCGCCCTTCGCCGCGCGTGTAGAACCGTCAGCGTTAATGGTAGATGCAGGAATGAAGCCTACAAGCTCCCGTCCCACTACGTCGGCGGCTTTGTAGATATCTGCCGCAAGATCAGTCAATACGTTAGCCATGTGGCTTCTCCTTAATCATTAAAAACTTTGCCGCCCTCTTTGACGTATTGCGCCCTTTCACGTTGGCTCATTCCGTCAAACTCAGATCGACTAATTTCTTTGATGCCCACATCGGCCCTGCCTTGTGAACGAGTGGCCCCGCCACCAGTTGCTTGGTTGCCATCCACTAGGAATGGAAATTCGGATCGAACCGAACCAACCAAATCTTCGAGTGTGCTGACTGTCAGTTGTCCTGAGTCATCAGTCACACGAACTTCTCCATCGAGCAAAGTAAGTCTTTGACTCACCTTCTCTTCTAACAATTTTGCCTTCGACACATCTTTTGTCAACGAAGACGCAATCTTTGAAGCCTCAGACTGTACTTTTTGTCTGACGACTTGTTGATTCATTTCATCGATTTTTTGCCGTAGCTGGTTGGCTTCTGCTTTTTGGCTTTCGTAGAGTTCTTGGTATTGCCCGTTTTCTTGAGCATATTTCTCTTTTTCAGTTCTTGCCTTGGCATCTAACTCTTCCTTCGCACGTTGAGCGGCTTTCTTCTCAGCCAGCAATTCATCGTTCTTTGCCTTGAGTCCTTGGACCTCTTCAGCAACTTTCTCTTCAAGCGTCTTGCTCAAAGTCTCATTAAACTTCTCAGCAAGTTGCTTCTTTACTTCATCGTCTATTTCGACTTCATTCAAAAATTCCATGCTTCACCTCTAGCTCTGCACGATTGGCCTCTGGCCATTGGTTACAATTTTACCCTATTAAACACTTCGGGTTCGACTTTTCTTAACTCTTCGAGCGTCAAAGTTTTCCCTGACAGATCAATGAAGTTAGAAAGGGGTAGTCTACCACGCCTAAACAATGCACCACGAGATACACCTAAGACATCATCTTGGAATGATGCAGGCTGTCTGCGGAGCCAAGATTCATACGTAGTCGTGTGACGTACTTTCGTTTTCCCTCGTGCACCGGTTGCGATGCGGCGAGCTGATTTCTTAACGCGATCCTCAAATCCTGCTTTGACCTTCGGAGTGATGGTGGACCGGCAGGAAAAGTGCGCTGGTGGCTTCGGAGACTTCACAGGATCGTCTGTAAGCGGGTAGACAGTACCATCCCTGCTTGCACAGATTAAGGACGTACGAGAGTCGAGTACAGCAACCCACTCATAGCCGTCGAAGAATCCGATGTTTTCACGGAAGACCAGATCACGAGTTTGAACGGATGCGAAGTTGCTCATCGTACGAATGAGTGTGCCTGCCTGTTTCTTGTGGAGTGGGTTCAACCCTCTTATCGAGTTGATGATTTGCGGATTCTCTTGTCTGAGCGTCACGCCATCCCTGACTGTCTGAACGATCTGTCTGAGCTTATTTCGGCGAAACTGCTCTGTCGCATTGCGTAACTGAAGCCCACCTACCGCAGACATAACTCCTGCAAAAACAGCAAGTTGCGTATCTATTCTCGAAGGTGACTCAACATTGTCGAAGAACTGTCCCAGTAAGCTGGATGCCCAATCTGTCTCTTGGTTAGACAAATCCTCAACATCATCGAGCATTTTTTGCTCAAGATCACCTAGGACTTGGTTGCTGAAGTCTTGCACTTCATCCAAGAATCGCTCCAACCTTCGGTAGTCCATGCCGGTAATCTCTTCATCACGCATTTCGTTTTCGATCATGTTCGTGATTCTGTCGATATATTCACCGGCTTCGTTTTCACGGCCACTCGAATATCTCAACAAGAAGATTTGATGGCGGGTGATTGCGTCTTGGATTTCGTCAGAGAGTGCCATTTACCACTTAACTTTGTCAGCCCAATACGCCGCAGACATCTTGCCTTTGGCAATGTTCTTAGCGTGACGCGCCTTAAATGAGGCACGACGAGCCTTATCTGCTTCGCTTTCTCCCTTGCGAGGGGGTGA